AAGATAGTGATACTTCTCTAACATCTTATAAACTACATTTGCTGGTAATCTATTTTTGATACTATAAGTTTTAATTTCATCTGGTGTCATATCTGTATCAAATGCTGCTCTTCTTTCAACATCAATCTTATTACCAATATCTGTTAGGTCTTGTATATCTTTTTCTATCTCACCTAGTTTATTACTAATTCTTTTTTCTAAATCTTTTATCTCATTAGGTTTTAATTCCATCAATTCATCATAGTCTATAATATCTCTTTTTAATTCACCTTTTAACATATCAATTTTATCAACTTGTTTTTGAAAATCTCTCATGTATAGATTAGGATTAAAATCAAAATCTTCTGGTCGTTTTACAAATGACTGATCTTTAATATCAAATACAGCGTCTGCTTTTTTATTTTGGTCATCATATGTTTCTTCATCTGTAATAAAGTAATAGTTAATAGGATGTTTTGTACCTGGTATTAATTTACCTTGTATGTTATCTGGATTACTAGACGCTAAATATTTTTTAGATAATCTTAATCTTTCATCTTCTCTTTTATCTTCTGGTACATCAAACAAAACATTGATATCTAAGTCAGCGTCATTACGATATCTTTTTGTAAGTATAGAACCTATCAAACTATATTTTAAGATAGGATATTCTGTTTCAAACTCTTTAAACTGTTCAGTAATTAATCTTAGTACACTATCTTTAATCTTTGGATTATCTGTATCTTCGTCATCAAAAACACTAGGAGCATATGTGCGTCTAGGTATATCAATAATTGATTCTTTAAATTGACTAAATGATTTCATTGTCCGTTACCACCATTTCCGTTTCCGTTTGTATTATTTGACCCATTACCATTTGTGCCATTGCCGTTTGTGTTATTTGTATTATCATCATTCGATTGTTGACTATCTTGTCCATTACCATTTCTACCACCGAAGTAAGGATAATATCTACTTACTCCAATAGGCACACAAACTTGTAATTTTTTATCAAATCTATATCCTTCTGGACATTTTTTTGTTTTTTGTGCGGCTGTTATAAAACTTCTAAATGAATCTATCATCCTTTTACCCAATCTTTTGCCATGTTAAAGTTTGCTCTACTGAACTCTAATCTATCAACAAGTTTAACAGCACCAGATCCTTTAATTGCTACATACCCTTCAGGATTTGTAACTTTGTATCCATCTTTAGTTCTTAAAAATGAACCGATACTTTGTATCTGATTTAATTTTCTTAACAATACAGCCTTTGCTGATTGAAATGTTATATATGTTGCAATAGCAAAGTAGAGACCATCTTTGTTTGGTCTTAATATTTTGATACCAGCGTTTAGTATTTCTTCATACTTTTGTTTTGCTGCTGGTGTTTTCTTACTATCTATTTCTTTTTTAATTCTATCTCTAAAATATACTTCAAAATTATTTGCTAACTTAGATGTATTTGTAATTGCTGTGCCTTGTCTTATGTAAGTATTGAAAAATGTTTTTAGTTGAATGCCTAAAGATAATGGTCCTTGATCTTTTTTAAGTAAGTCAATAAACTTACCTGCTTTGTAAGCAGAACCCTCTGCCATTCTAATTATATTATCAAATGCCTTTTCTTCATTATCATCAAACGCAACACCAGCCTGTTTGTAATTAGCGTCATCAAAGAATACATTTTTATTTTTCTTTAGTGAACTTACACTTGCACCGAAAGTTGCTTTTAAACTTGCAATTGTATTACCCGAATATGATGTGTGAAATATAATACCAACTTTTGCTTTATTGATATTATCGTATAATGAACTACCAAAAAATCCTGTCTTAACAACAGGTACTGCATATGTTATTGTATTAGGTGTAAAGACAATCGACTTAGTGCCATCTATTGTAGCAGTCTTTTTATCACCACTTGTAAAGAGTAAATCGCCTTGTATTATTCCTTTGATACCTAGAGAAGGTAAATACTTTAAACATTCTTTTAATTTATCTGCTAACGCACCACCATGATTTCTAGATATATCTGAATTAGTATAATTGATTTTAGGTGTTTTATTGAATAGAGATTTAGTAGCAACAAAGAACTTACCATTCTCTGGATTGATACCACAGAATACAGCAGGTGCACCATCCCATTTGACGGATACGGTAGACCCCTTTTTTCCTTGTAACATCTTTTTGATAGACTTTAAAAATTCAATTGCGGTTTTAGCACCTTTAGTTCCATTATTAATTATTTCGTCTTCCAGATGTTCAAGATGTGTATTCTTATCTTCTACAAGATAATCTTGAAATTTCTGCATTTAGCACTCTCTCCATTAGTATATTATATACTATTATTTATAATAGTCAAGCATTAACCACAGGTTTCGGCATCTAATAATTTCTTAAACTCTTTATTAAGACCCCCTTGAAACTGAGGATCAGGATTAAATGACCCCTTATATCTAACTTCTAAATCTAATAAATTTATTGACTTTGAAGTTCCTTTTACTAACTTAAAAAATATCTTAGCAGCTTCAGATTTTTGCGTTGCTTCGGTATCTTGTATTACCCTATAAGGACCCCTGTACTTTTCTTCAATTCTTTTTATTCCACACAAAGTTGTTTTTAGTGGTAAAATTTTTGCTGGAGATATATTGACATCACCTGATGTTTTAACCTCTGCAATACCTGTAACTAAAGCAAAATCAAAATCTTTTCCTTCTAAATCTTTTGCGTCAAGTTCTTTAAAAAGATATCGTTTTAGTATAATATTAATTAAATTTTCTGCTAATTTAGGACCTGCTGTATCAATAAGTTTTTCAAATGACTTCCATAATTTATTATTTTTCTTTTCAGATAATTTTTGATTTACAAAAAAACGCATACTTTTTGGATCTCTAGTATTTGAATCAGAGTATCCATCATTTGATGTTGCATATCCTTTAGTATCAATATATGATTTACTAAATTGATTTTTATCCCTATTCTTTGCTTCGAACAGTTCTTTTTTATTACTTCTTTTTAGAGAATCAAAATCTTTTATATCTTTTTTTAATATTATCTTTTTACCTACTGCTTCAATAACTAAATCAGCAAAGTAATTTATTCTAGTTTCAACTAATTGTTTTTTTAATTTTGAAAATTCTTGTCCATCAAATGCACTCGCAAATGCTTTGTTTATAAGGGTAGGATCTTGTGCTTTTACTGTTTGTTTTTTCTTTAGCGATACGCCATAAAATAATCTTCTATTTTTTGTAACAATAATATCTGCTGAGTTATAATCTTGAAATCCAAAAGCACTTATTTGAAACTTCTCTACCTCATCAGGCCACTTATTACCAGTCATGTAAGTAATAACATTACCTTCAGTATTCATGTAGTTTCTTATTGCTAACGCAGCCGATATACCTACAGCCATGTCAGCAACAGATTTAGGATTATTTGAATCTACTAAACTTAAAAAACCAGTTCTTATTGTAGATGTAGCAAACTTTACATCTTTACCAACACCTTTTTTTAGTAACGATTGTAACTGTGCTACTGTTTTAACTTTTCTTAAAAAAGTCGAATTGTATTGTAGTGCTATTGCAGTTGTTATTTCAGATGTTTCATATGCCATACTGCTATTTATATAACAGTATCACCGTTTTGTCAAGCGTTAAAGAGGTCCTGCTTTACACTTAAATACTAGTGAAATTCTAAACTTATCACCTTCTACTGCTCTTGCAACATGAGGGATTCTTGCGTCAAAGACTACAACACGCCCTGCTCTTGGCCAATATGACTTAACAATGTTCATATTTGGGTTGCCATTGAGACCATAAGGTGTATTGATTGCCATTGCTTTCATTTCATCATTTAGATTAGGTGTCCAGAACTCGATTGAACCACCATCTTCTGGTCGCCAGTCAGGTGTTAGATATACAATAACTGTGTATTGATCGCCAGTCCAACCATCTATGTGAATGCCACCTGATTGTCCTGCATGATGACCATTCAGATAATGTCTTAATAATTTTGCTCCAGGATTTACTTTATCCCAAATCTCTTTTACCCAATCTTGTTCAATCTCATAATCAATTTCTTCAGTATCACTACCACCTAAATGAATATGTTTATAACCAGGTGTCTTTGCCTCGTCTTTCATTTGTGGTGTAGAGTACCAACCATCTTGCCAATCTAGTTTCATAACAATATCGTGATATCTTCTTATATCTTCTTCAGGTATTGTACCGTCTGTAGCTCGTATAATTTTATGATAGTCACCACCTGCTAAAGCACTAGCATTTATTGAAAAAACTTTATCAGTTTTAGTGTCTGTGATTTCAAACCTACTAGGATCATCTGGATTACCTATTGATTTAATATCAAATTTTTTTTCGTCTGAAACAGTATTTACTTCAGTTTTTAGTTCTGAAGCTGATTCAGGATTATTCATATCAATTATTTTTGTCATGTTAATGTTTCGTCTCCTGTTCTTCTTCTTCTTCAAATAGTATCATGGTAATTAAACTATAAATTGCCATATCCATTAAGGTATCTTTAATACCTTCTTCTTTAAATTTAAATTCACCTTTCTTGATGAAATTACTTATACGAGCATATTTATCGCCCATACGAACAACAGAACCTTGCCAAGCAGATATGCCTGATAATTCTGATAATCGAAAGTTAGCAAAGATATCTTCATTCGCACCATAATCATGCCTTTTCTTATCATGTAATTCTTTTATTACATCTAAAATTTCATAAAATCTTTTACTTTGTTTGTTCATATCATCCATTATATTTTTCCTAGTGTTAAGTGTTTAACTACTCCTCCTTGATTTTCCCATTGTTTATATTTGTTTTGGTGGTCGCAAACCTTTTGTGCCTCATCTTCAAATTCAGATTCAGTAATAATACTACCTGTCGGTCTTTCAATGACCAACCAACGAACTTTACTTCTTCTTTTAACAAGTTTCATTTCATAAGACAACTTATGTTTTTTTGCTCTTGTTTTCTTTGCGACCTTTTTTTTCATACCTACTCTTTTGCTTCAGTAGCAACTTCTTCGGCTTTAGGTTCTTCAACCTCAGCAGAAGCTGGTACGTTGTCTTGAATAAACTTTGCATGATGAGCTACAATTATTTTGCAATTTTGTAAATCAGCATTTAGGTTATTGATTTGTTTTTGATAATTACCTACCTGTACGATAGCATTCTTTATCTCAGTATTGAATTTAGATTCATCATACCATTTGTCGTTTAGTTTTATAGCCATTTGTTTCTCCTTTTGGTTATACTTTAAAATCTGAGAATTGTCCCAGTTTTTTAAATTTATCATTAGATGATAATGTCTCTTGACCACTATCAACTAAATCTGTTTGTGCGTTTTGTTCTACATCATAGAAACGCATTTTAGACCTATCAACACCAAGTATAAACTTTCTATTTAAAGTTGGGTCGTTATATCTATTCTTTAATTGTTTAACCATTATCTGGTTCTTTTCCTCTAGTTCTTCACTACTAATTAAAGCAAACATAAAGTCTGCTGTTGCAGGAAGACCAAAACTTTCTGATGTATCTTCTAGACCTACATCGCTACTTACAAAACCACCTCTTGTAGTTTGAGTAGCAGAAAAAATAGGTAAGTCATGTTCTACTGCAAGACCTCTTAATTCTTCAGCGATTGCTTTGATGTAAGTATAACTATTTACAGTTGCACCCGCTTTAAATCTAGCACTAGCACATATATTCAAATAATCTACAAATACAATATCAGGTTTAAAAGATTTCTTTAAAGCCAACTCACTAATTAAATTCTTAAAATGTGCTACAGAAGCTGAAGCAGTAGGATATTCTTTGATAATTAATTGACCTGTTGTCTTACTTTGTAATTTATTAATCTTTGTCTCATACATTGTATATGGTAATTCTTCTAAATCACTCATACCAACATTCAATAAGTTTGCGTCTATTCTCTCAGCAATACGTTCTTCAGCCATCTCTAAAGTAATATACAATACATTCTTGCCTTGTAATAATACAGACGAAGCAAGGTGTGTCATAAACATGGTCTTACCTACACCAGTACCTGCAAGACAAATATTCAAAGTCTTACTTGGTATACCGCCTCTTGTAATCTTATTAAAAAACTCTAGGTCTAATTCTAATCTTTCTTCTTTCTTTTTGTAAAAATCAAATCGTTCTTTTGATTCAAGTAAATAATCATGACCTACTTTTTGGTCGAAAGAAACAGATAAAGCATCCGATAACATTTCAGGTAAGTATTCAGGAGTATGAGATTTATCTTTGCCATCTATAATCTGAATACCACCTAAGATTGCATTGTGTATAGCACGATCTTTACAAAACTTTTCTGTTGTCTCAACTAACCATTCTAAATTAACTGGTTCAGGATTTAGTGTAGATAATATATCTGTAATCTTTTTATATTCATCTTCGTTAATCGTTTTATTCGTATTGATTTCAATTGATAAAGATTCTTTTGTAGGAAGATTATTATACTTATTAACAAACTCATATATTTCTGTAAATAAAAGTTTTTCTAATCTATCAGTAAAGTATTCTTCTTTAATAAATGGTAAAACTTTTCTACAATATTGTTCGTTATAAATTAAATTTTTAAGTGCTGTTCTTTCAATTCTCTCCATTAAGTTCCTTCTTCTCTTTCAATTGTTCATCTAATAATACGACTAATATATCGCCTATGTGATTGATAAATTCTTGACTATCTGTGTCAGCATTTATTTTATTTTCTATAACTGTGTAATCAAAAACCATAGGTAGTTGTCCATCAACTGCTTCTGATTCTGGTCTAAATCCTACATTACCATACTTGTAAACTATACTTGCATATGGACCACTCATAAGTTTAAGTGCTGTAAAGTCCTCTCCAGGTTTCTCTACAAATACATAGTCCTCGTTTTGTTTAGGATTCGTTGTCTGGTGTTTCGATGGTATCTTCGGTGTCAATTACATCTCCATATTTAAATTCTTTAGCACAAACTTCATCTAACTTGTCTAGTATTTCTTGTGTGAAATACTTTTCAGGATTATTATTAATTGTTTTACCAAATGTTTTACTACCATCTGGCAACTCTACCCTTGTTGATACTGATTTAAATATATTATGTTTTAATGCTAAATCTAATAAGCCATAATATCTATCTAAACCTTTATCATAAGTTAAACGAACATCTACTACTTTATTTTCTTTTGTCAATCTGGATTTATAATTTTTACAATGAATAATATTACCAATAATTTCTGTCCCATCTTTTTCTTTTCTCTTTGATAGATAGACGATAGAACTAGCTGCATATTTCAGACCAGACCCACCACCCATTTCTTTTTGAGGGAACATACTACCGATAACATCATAAGTATGATTTGTTATGATAAGAGGAACTTTTGCCTTACCTAACTTTAATGTTAATACTCTAAAGGCTGCTTTTACAATCTGTGCCCTTGTCATATCTTTAGTTTCTTTACCTGCCTGTGTATCTTCAATCTCTTTAGTAGTTGATAACATACCTAGAGAATCTAATACAAGCAACAATGGTTTTCTTTCAGACTTATCTTGAGCAATATACTTATCTAATACTGTTAATGCTTGATGTCTAAATTCTTGAACA